GCTCAGAAATGCGCAAGACTAATAACAAGTTTTTATTAGGAATGGTCATCATGGGTCCTCTGTGTATAATATGCGCACTCTTGGGAATAGTTCTAGCTATAAAAATGCCTTGATTAATATAAATGAACGACGGTCTCAGGGGCCTCCGCGTCACGGCCAGTCTGGCACTCATGAACAAAATCCTCAAGAGTCCAGGAATGCGCAAACCCCCTTCGCCAAAACGGACACCTCGGCGGGCGTCGTCATCGCGACGGCGCTCGGCTGCTCGGTCCCGTAAAATCGTATCTGCGAAGCGCGGATAGTCAGGCCCCATAAATTATTAAAAAAGTAATTTGATTCAATATCAATCATACAACTCAGTTCTTGCCCACGGAAGAGACCCTCTCGGACCTCGGGCACGACCTGTTTTGAATTTTCATCAAAAATATAGGTAGCTTCATCAATTTTGATTCTCAAAGAGTTTCCTGAAAGGTTGGACTTGAAAGGCTCTTGGGGGCACAGCCGCCGCTCGAGCTCCGTCCACCATACTGTGAATTCTGGGTTTTTTATGTCAACATTGAAGCTTTTGTACTGTGAAACACCCCACGTACACGCACCCCGAGGAATCTGAAAGCGCAAGGGCTTTCCGTCGTACAAGTACTTGCTCTTGTCCTTCATACCGGGTACTACATCTATCACATCTTTGGACACGTCCGACCACAGTACCATTAATAATTAAAATGTTCGGTTTTTTTAAGTACTTAATGGGTCATACGATAAAGGGTCAAACGCCACGCGAGTACCGGCCTAGTTCTACTCGACGTGCGTCGGGTCTGTCGCCCATCAACGAGAGAGGAAACGCCCGGAAGCGCTGGAACAAACTGCGTCAGGCTGTGAAGGCGCGTTCCCAGATTCAGCGCAACATACGCGCCAAGGGGTTTGCGAAACGCGGCCGGTTCACGGTTCGCAACGCGTCCCCTCCCAAGAAAAAGAGCCCTAGTGTGAGCATGTGGAAAAACACGGCACCGGGCATTTACTTTATGAGTCAGCCGTACAGTCGTGGCCGGTTCAAGGTGGAGAATATTCACGGTTTTGTTCCATTTCCTAAAAAGTAGATCCGGACGTGTTAATCATACGTGCCAGTCCAGACCCCCTAAGCAGGACGCGCATTTCGGTAGTCCAGTGCTCCTTGGTCACAAATGATGTAAAAGTTCCACTCGGAGAAATAACCTCCGTCATGTGTTCGTCTTCCGTGTCGTTAAAAACCCATAGACCGGCCGTATAATAGTTCAATTCTATAGGGCGCCTAATTATATGGTAGCCAGGTATATAAAAATTGTGAAGGGATTTTGTTTCTAAATTATAAATGAGTCCATCATGAGACTTGAGAAGGTACCAAAGTCTCCATGCTTTTCTTTCATCAACTTTTTTTGGAGGAATTTTGAAACATAATTGAACATCGATCGATGGCTCGGACCATTCAATTATTTTTCGAATCAATTCTGTAGGTAAATTGGACCACAAGTCACTGTCCATATTTTACTACCGCTTACAGTTTTTATAAGGAGCACAACTTGCCCTCATCGTGAACCCCTTTATAGGGCCTAGTAGACACATAAGCTTTGCAAATTTACGGGGTAAATTGAAAACTTTCTTGTTCGATGTTCTCACGCACTTTTTGTTTTTGGGCCCCGACCGACAACAGGACTTCATCTTGAATTTAGTTTAGAAATTGTTTAGCCAGAACACATCTCACAACTCTCAGGGTTGGCAAGAGAACACGCCTCCTTCGTAAGAGCGACTGGAACCGTCACCTGCTGCGGCCGAACCTTTGCTCGTGTTCTAATATAGTAGCTCCCCGTTTTCAAAGATTTTTTCCAACCAAACAAATGCATACTGGACAGCTTAGCCATCGACGGGTTCTCCATGAAGATGTTGAGCGATTGAGACTGGTCGATGTACGCACCCCGGTCAGCACTCATCTCGATGATCGACTTTTGCGGAATCTCCCATACGGTCCTGTAAACCTCCTTGAGCTTGTCGGGAACGCCGTCCAGGTTCTGTACGGACCCACCGTCTCTCACGATTTCAGTCTTGATTTCTGGAGTCCACTTTCCAAGAGACATCAACTCGCGGACCAAGTGCTTGTTGATCATCACAAACTCGCCTGCCAGGGTCCGACGCAGGTAGATGTTGGTCGTGTACGGCTCGAAAGCCTCGTTGTTCCCCATGATCTGAGCGGTCGAGGCCGTGGGCATGGGGGCGACCAGCAGCGAGTTGCGAAGGCCATGAGTCTTGATCTTTTCCCGAATTTCATTCCAAAATTCATTGGTCTCCACCCCCCACATGTCCTGTTGGAGGATACCCTCGGAGGCTGGAGACCCCTTGAAGGTTTCGTACGGGCCCTCCTCCTTGGCCAACTCACACGACTCTGTCAGGGCCGCATGGTAAATGGCCTCGAAGATGCCTGTGTTGAGCTTGCGCGCCTTGGGCTCGTCGAACGACAGACCGAGCATCATGAACACGTCAGCCAGCCCCTGAACTCCGATCCCGATGGGGCGGTGGCGCATGTTCGACTTGCGAGCCGCCTCGGTCGGGTAATAGTTCTTGTCGATGACCCGGTTCAGGTTACGCGTGACGACTCGGGTCACGGCGTGAAGCTGCTCAAAATCAAACTGCTTATTCTTCACGAGCGACGGCAGACAAATAGACGCCAGGTTACACACAGCCGTCTCGTCAGGACCACTGACCTCCATGATTTCCGTGCACAAGTTGCTGGACTTGATGGTTCCAATGTTCTTCTGATTCGACTTGGCGTTGACACTGTCCTTGTAGCACATATAGGGCGTTCCAGTCTCAACCTGACTCTTCAGAATCGCGTCCCATACCAGCCGCGCCTTGACCGCCTTCTTGAACCGGCCCTGCGCCACGTACGTCCTGTACAACTCGTTGAAGGCCTCACCGTACACGTCGGGCAGTCCCGGGCACTCGTGAGGGCACATCAGGTGCCACTCCTCGTCCTTCTCCACCTTTTCCATGAAGAGGTCAGGGATCCACATGGCTGTGAAGAGGTCGCGGCAGCGCATCTCCTCGTCACCCTGGTTGAGGCGCAGCTCCAGGAACTCCATGACGTCCGCGTGCCACGGCTCGAGGTAGATGGCGAAAGAGCCCTTGCGCTTCCCACCACCCTGGTTCACGTACCGGGCGGTGTTGTTGAAGACACGGAGCATAGGCACGATACCGTCGGCGACGCCATTCGTACCCTTGATTGGCGAACCGTTCGCACGGATGTTCGAGCAGTGGATGCCGATGCCACCAGACCACTTGGAAATGTGCGCACACTCCTTGAGCGTCTCGTAGATTCCCTCGATGCTGTCATCCTTCATAGCCACTAGGAAGCAGGAACTTCCCTGTGCGTTATTCGAGAGGCTGTTAAAAAGTGTAGGAGTTGCGTGTGTGAAATACTTTTGGGACATAAGGTCGTACGTCTCCCGGGTACGTTTCGCATCCCCGCCGTGTATCCAGAGGGCGACGCGCATGAAGAGGTACTGGGGAGTCTCACCCTCGTTCAGGTACCCCTTCTGGAGCGTCTTGATTCCAAAGTACCCAAAGAGGTAATCGCGCTTATGGTCGATCCATGTATCTATTTCAGGTGTGATTAATGCGACCCCATCGTCGGAAACAACGCCCTTGATATGTAGAGCATCCATTGCATCACTAAAAGTCCTAGGACAATTCTTTTGAAGGTTCGAGACGGTCACGCGCATCGCAAGGGTCTCATAATCCGGGTGCTCAGTGATCATCGCAACGGCCACTTCGGCCGTCAGGTTGTCAATTTCTGAAGTGGAAATACCGTCGTACATGCTCGTGAAAACCTTCTGGGCCACCTTGTCCGGCTGAACGTTCAGGGGCTCAAACTCCGGAGCCTGATTTAGTTTTGAAATTCGCTTGGTCACCTTGTCGAACAACATCTCTTGTACGTCCCCGTTTCTCTTCACAACCTTCATTGTATTATATACTCGACATTTCTCTATCCCTGTGAATGGCATACTTCCATGAAAAACCGCCCGCAGTCTTCTGACGACCTATAAGACAAGCTGTCACATACTTTCGATCTATTCCCTCAGATTGAGCTGCGAATGTAACCGTTGTGAATGTTTCCAGGAATTCGCCATCTTTTGTATACTTGGCAACTGGAGTTCCAAGTTTGGCTTTTGTTTCTGCAGTGTGATTTCTATTGAAGAAATGATTTTTTTCACCTATATTTGTTCCTTTTTTCTTTGAACTTATAAGCTGTTTCGTTTCTTCCGTATGTACTAAACCTATATGAGCTAAACCAATCTTTTGCCTGGTTTCTTCACTTCTGGGTTTACCGAAATTATGATTATTTTCACCAAGTTTTGCATCTCTCATTTTTACTCTAGTGGATGGATGAACAGTTTTACATAAATTTCCACCTGATTCAATATTATATCCATATGGTGAAATTGTATTGCGAGTCTTAATTTCGAAAATTTCCGCATCATCTAGCTGCTCATTGGGTACTTCTGAAATAATTGAAAATTCAAAATTGTCTATACCATGTTTTTCAAATGCATACGCCATAACAGTATCAGCCGAGTGTTTATGAGCTCGCCATCTATTATTTACATTTTTTTGTATAGTCTGACCTATGTAACATTTACCGTTGAACTTGTTCTTTATCATGTATATGTAACCCATCCTGGTATAATGTCCATATTTTTTATCCTCGTCTAATCTCAAATGAGCACGCGTCTGCTCCCCACGCCCCTCACGGACGCTTTCTTTTCTGAATTCAACCGCGAGCAGGTTCACGCCATGATCATCGATTCGGTCCAGGCCAAAACTGGTGTGAAAATAGAGCGTCAGAACGACGCCGACTTACAGGCGCTCATGAAGCGGGTCTATACCAACATGGCAC